ACGCCTAGGTTCTCAGCAACTTCGTTAACTGGGATGTTTCGTTCAATACATAGTCGGCCTAGGGCTACACCCAACGAATTAACGTCTGCTTTTTGATTAGCAAATACTAAGCGTTGACTATAACCGTAACTCATCAGTCTTCCTCACTCCATGCTTTTAGCACGTCGTCAAGGTCTTTTTTAGCAACTGGGGTATCGGCTTTCTTACTCTCACGCTTTTTAGGTTCTTCAACAACTTCTTGTTTCGGCGTCGGCTTTGGCAATACTTTCGTAGTGCTTTGCTGTGCTTCGTAAGGAGTCATCACAACCATCTTGTGCAACTCGGGTGAGTCGGCGAGCTTACTTGTTACCGCAAACTCTTCTTTGTTGATGAATCGTGCGGGTGTAAACAAAACAGATTGGTTATCATTGTCTTCGTTAAAGCTCAATGCAGTCACAACGTAGTCAATACCCTTGCCATTGTTGGCCAAGTATTTTGTGTAGTTCTCAAATGTGAAACTGTTATCGCCGACGTTCTCTCCGAAAAGAGATTTAGAGGCTAAGTTCATTTGATAAACTTCACCTTCTAGCGAAGTACCAAAGTCTTCTTCTAGTACTAATGCAATACGTCGTGAGTACCTACATGCTTTAGATGTCCCTTGTCCTGAACCCTTGATGTTATTAGGGCAAGAATCGCAACGATCTGCTTGTGGTTTAACTGAACCCTTGTCGGGGGCTTGTCCATCATTGGAGAAACAATCAGGCGCAGTTGGCTCTGAATCAGGAGTCCATGCTTGTGAGTAGAAAATGCGGCCTACTTTTGGTGAGGCATTAACAACGATAACGTTAAGGTTGCCCTTGACTTTACCCATCTCTTCCATGCCGACCATCTTACGAAAGATTCCGTTTTTTGGTACGATACGTTTGGCTCCAGTTTTTCCAGCCAAAGCTTTAGTTAATGCACTAACCCCTGCAGTTTGCAGAAAGTCAGGTAACGCTTGATCTAACAACGCAATATTGCTCATTTTTAAATTTCCTTTTTACGTCTAACAACCACGGTATACTGGTTCTCAGTGTTGAGTCCCATTGGGAGAACATCCGGATTCTCTTCAAGAAATTCTTTCATGTGTGTTTGATGAAGTCTTTTCTCTAGCAAGGCAAACGCATCGTTATCACGAATGAATTGATACATTGAATCCCAATCGTTTGTCCAGTACCGTGTTTTAACCGAACGCACAACTGTGCCATGATTTGTTGAAATACTATTAGCATTAAGCTCTTTGCAGAGGTCTAGCAATGCTTCTTCGATCATCTGCATCTGAGTTGCAATTGCATGGTCTCTGTCTTCCCACTCCTGTTTGATGATCGCACGTTTATCACGCATACGAATATACGTTTGGGTTAGCGTATCGACGGAGGGTTTTTCTTCCTGAACCTGTAAGTCCATAGTCAGTTCCTTTTGTTGTTGGGCTTTGTATTATATGTCAGAGTTTGACAATGTCAAGTTATCTTCTGATAATTCTTGCTTATATAACTCAATTATTTTTGAGTGGTTCGTAATATTATTGCGTAGCATTTCGTATAAACGTTTCTCAACTGCACTGCCTCTTATGTGTACTATAGTCATAGAATTCTTTTGCCCGGGCCTATCAATCCTTGCGTTTGCTTGGAGATACGTTTCAACGCTGGTGCACGGAGCATACCAAATTATAGTATCTGCGGCGGTTAGGGTTAGTCCGTGGGAGGCGGCTTGCGGTTGTATGATTAATACTTTAGGTTCTGCTTGTGTTTGAAAAGTTTTTACAATTTCAGCTCGCCGATTAGCACTAACTGCACCATTAATTGTGTCGTTGGTTATGTTGTTTTTATTTAAATGCCTTGCCAATAAATCAATCGTATGTGTGAATGGCACAAAAATTAATACTTTATTGCATGATTCTTCAATGACTTCTTTGACAACTTTTAATCGGCTTGACGCATCAAAATCAACAACTTCGCCCTTGTCTGTGTACACAGAACCACATGAAATTTGGAGTAATTTAGTCAACTTTGAAGCCGCATTGACGGCACTGACTTCTTCACCGGCTGCTTCGATAAGCATCTGACTCTTAAGTTTCTTGTAGTAAGCTACCTGCTGCGGCGTTAGTGGTGCATCTCGTTCAGTATATGTAAGCGGTGGTAGATCCAGACACTGAGCTTTTTCAAATCGGATTGCTGGCTGAAGAACCTTGTGCACAATTTGATCAGCGTTAGGTTTTGGAACCCATCTAAACTCTGTGATCTTTGTCATCACGCTATCTTTAAACTGCGTAAAAAACATTGGTATGCCAGCTGGGTTGACTAGCTTTGCTAATCCGTAAGCATCCGCAGGACTTTGGGCGGCTGGCGTCCCAGTCAACATCCACAACCCATTTATTTGTTTGCACAAATCCCGCATGACCTTCCAACGATTCGTCTGCGCATTCTTATAAGCCGACGCTTCATCCACCACAATTAAATCAAACTCATTATTGAGGATATCGTTTTTAACAATCTCAACGCCATCAAAATTAATAATGACGTACTCGGCATTACCCCTAATAACTTCTCTACGCTTAGCCGCGCTACCATGAGCTATGTCTACTCTGCGATGCAGAGCAAATTTAAATAGGTCTTCTTGCCAAGCCGCTTTCATCACAGACAACGGGCACACAATCAATACACGACTTATGATACCCCTAGTCATGAGGTAGTCGGTTGCCCAAATGACGGACGCAGTTTTACCTGTACCCTGTTCATTAAAACAAAATGCCTTCTTGTGCTTAGTTAAGAATTCTGCAGTTTTAACTTGATGCGCAAAGGGGCTATATCCGTGTGGTCGTGGCCAACTGTATTCTGCTAAGCTCATTTTTTGGGCGTATTCTTTTTAACAGTATGATCGCTGTTTCTACTGAAAGATCGGTTGGCGCTTGGGGTCTTTAACTTTAAGTTGCTCGGCGCATTTGTACCACCCTTTGATAGTGGTATCGTATGGTCGATGTCTTTACCCTTGCGGTCTACGCCCTTTTTGTCCATCTCATTGCGGGCACGCTGACGTTCCATTCGAGTTTCGTGTTCACCACGCTCAACTTGTTGTTGATATTCTTTTTTGTAAGGTCTAGGTTTGTTGACGTATGGCATTACTGTCTCCTCTTTACATAATGTTCGCATGTTGTTACTGGGCACCAACCGCATAATCCGCTTTGTCTTGGGTTCCAAACTCCGCTTTCAAATGCGCCTTCTAATCTTTCAATGTGGGGCATGATCTTATCCATGTAAGAGCCCTTCATAGTTTCCAAATGGAGAGCCCTGACAAATTCTTTCGACACTACAAATAAGAGTGCCGACTTCACAACCTTCACCTCCGGAAATTTCGCAAATAAACCACAGGCGACTAAATCGAGTTGACTCACGTCCGCATATTTCGCATTCTTTGATGTCTTGTAATCGATAGAATACGCAGTCCCCGTCTTCTTGTTGATAATCACTAAGTCCGCCACCCCATGCCACCAAACATTCGGAGCATCGAATTCGCATGATTCTAAGGTTTTCGTCAAACCAAGTTTTACTTCGCAATGCTTTTCCCCTTCGATATTGTTTAGTATGTCCAACGATGATCTAAGATATTCAAACCGAGGGGGCAAGTCAATGCCATCACGAATGTACTCTTCTGCCGCTAGGTGCATCTCTTTGCCGTAGATGGAGTACTCGTTATCGCTACTCTCAACATCCTTGGCTACTTTGATATGGTAGTATTTCCTAGGGCATTGCACAAACGTTTTAAGGCTACTGAAAGACCATATTAAATTAGTCATAGGTTGCGTTCTTTTGTTGTCTTCGTATTTATGTATACGTGTACCCCCCATTTGAGTAGGGTTCATGCGTTCTTCTTTAGTCCAGTTCACACGATTTTGTATGCGCTCAAACTCTTCGTCTTCTTCAGTCATAACACCCTCCTATTAACCCACCAACATTTGATGTACCCCCAAAATGTTCTTTTAAATAGTTGTGCTTCTAATTTATTGATGCGCTCCTTCAGCTCATAGTTTTCCAATAACAATTCACTGTTATGCATAGACATCATGTTCCATGCTTTTTGTATGTCTTCCTGATTCATTGGTTACCCTCCGTTGTAATGTCTTCTGTTTTGTGTCGGGTGCAAGCCTTACCGCAATTCTCATCCCAGTTCTTTCTTGTTACCACATTAGCGCCACATCTAGTGACGTAGTGGTAATCACCATCGTAAAACCTGTAGACTTTGCATCCATCGATCTCTTGTATGACTTGCATGGCGTGGCTTTTTTCACGCTCTTCTTTGCTTGGGCCAAAACCTAGCCACAAACCATATGCCATAGCCCATGCTAGAAAACACATAACAACGACAACAAGTATTGAGTAAATTATTTCTGCAAATGTTAGTCTCATGTGTTTAGCTCCTTTAGCTTGGCTTCTACCAATAACAAATCGTCATAAGGACTTTTGGTGCTTCCATGAATTTCTTGTCTTTCCTCATCCGTCAGTCCTCTCCATTTTGGTGCTTGGTATACTAGGTATCCAACAGGCTTATGCGCCATTTCAAATGTGCCTTTTCGTATATGTAAAGCATGAACTTCTGCGTCACCACCTATGTCATTGGCAAGCGTGATTGCTTGCTCTCTAGTTTGTTCAATCCAAACAACTGATTCTTTAATCATGTGTTCTTCTCCTTGTTAGGCCATTGCGCCCAAAATATTGGTTGACCAATCAAGTGTTCTTTCTCCATCACCATCTCAACAAAATCAAGCGGTGATACTTGCACAGTTGCATCTTTTGTTTTTAATGCGTTCTTGTACAGCGGGATAGCGCCATCATCACCTTTGTTTGTTTCAAACCAAGCGCCAACTCCCGTGTCATAGCCAAACCAACCCACGCAGTCATCCTTGTCCTCCATCTCTTTCAACATATGATTTAATGCCATCATCTGTTTACTTTTTTCCATGCGTTGGGCATGAAGAAAATTCATTGCCTCGTTCAAAGCTTGAGTTGCACCATACAACTCAATGATCTCTTCTTTAATTTCTTCTTTGGTTTTCATTTTTGTTCCCTTGCTCGAATTTTGTCCGCAATAATTTCAGAGTAATTACGCTCTAACCCATCTGCATATGAGTCAGCAATCTTTGCACACGCCTCACGCTCTTGTTCTATTGCTTTTTTGACTAAAAACACTAAAAACTTTTCAGCACAGGCAACGCAATAAAGCGCATGGCCGCCACTAGCACCACATTCAGCACAGCCATGCTCTTCAGTCATTCTTGTCCCCTTGCTCGGATTAGTTCTGCTATTGCTTTAGGACTGCCTTGCCACGGTTCTTCTGCAATCTTTGCACACGTCTCACGCTCGGTTTTAATTGCACTGTTAACTAACCGCAAAACTTCTTCATCGCAATCCATCAAACGCTTGAACGCAACAAGGTTTAATTGTTCTTTGTGAAATAATTTGATGTATTCTTC